CATTTGATGTATTGCATACCTGTCAATGACGTAAGATTTTCCGGTCCTTCTTGCCCCTGTAAGGACAAGAAAACGTCTCCTTGAGTGAAAAAAGAACCATTGCCTTAAAGAAAGTCGGCTTTTCATCATTTCTCCTTAATTCATTATCATTTTTTCTAAAAAATTACCTTTGTTCATATCGCCTCTCCAAATAAAGTACCCACGCCGTTTATTTCGTCCTGTCTTGCCTTTATCCTTTCGGAAGCAAGGCTGAAATATCCTTCATTCTTCTCTATCCCAATGAAATTCCTCTTGTTATTGAGGCAGGCTATTCCCGTAGAGCCGCTTCCCATGAACGGGTCAAACACCACACCACCTTCTGGGCATGATGTCCTTACAAACCTTTCAAGCAATTCCACTGGCTTCTCAGCAGGATGCATCCTTTTCTGGCAGCTTGTAACAAAGGTTTTCTTGTAATCATCTGGACTCAATCCGCTTCCCTGGAAATACGTTCCCTTATCCCTTATAAGCACTATGTACTCAAGGTCGGAGACGTGGTGCGTCGAATGGGCCGGGATTGGATTAGCTTTAATCATGCACAAAATGTCATAGGAATACTTTCTGCTTTTTGCCCATTCTATATAGTCAGCTACAAGCGTCTTGTTGCAGAAGAAATAGCCGTAGAACCTCTTCATCTTTGGTTTTATCAGGTCAAGAAAGACAGACGGGGTAAACTTGACTGAATCCAAAGTCTCCAGTTCCTTAAGCATTGTCGGAGCCCTTTTTCTTCCGTACCTCCCTTCATTTTTGGCGGAGAACATTCCCCCGCCGTGAACCTGACCGCAAAAATCATAGGGAGGGTCAGTGATAACCAAATCTACAGATCCGCCGGGCATTGAGGGGACTATCTCATAGCAATCCCCGCTATAGAGAACTATCTTTCCCTCAGCTATATTCACGCATTCAGTCATTATAGTTTTCCTTCAGGAACCTTTCAGCCCTATTCCTGCTTATGTCGTCTTTGTACTCGACCAAATCTTTAAGCAGAGCCTTGCAGTAGTCAAGGTCGGCCCTGAGCCTTTCTTCGGTTGCTGCCTTCTGCCTGTCAACTGGAGTCAGGTACAGCTTCACGTCGCAGCTGGGGCCGTCAAGCTGGGCGTATTCGTCACTCCTGCTCATTGTCTTTATTTGGTATTTGGCACCCATGCTTATGACGGTGAGGGCCCTTGTGTTGTCCAGGTCAAGGACAACATCTTCGTTCTGCTTCTTCCTTAAAAGTTTTTCTTTCAGTTGCCTTGCCCCAAGGCTGCCCTGGGAGTCCAATTCCCTCAAAGCTGCCATAACATTGTCAAATTCATAATCCGTCAGTGTTACCATTCTTAACCTCCTCCATTATTTCAAATCATCCTCTCCGCCTTTGAACTCCAAATAATCCTTAGCGCCAATCAGGGCATGAACGGCTTCTGCCAAGGCTTGTGCAGCGGCGAAATATTTCTGTCTCAGCTCAAACGGGAGGTCACTGCCGGCTCCGGTTAGGTCGGAATAATCCCTAAGAGTCTTTTCCAGACAATTAAGCTCACTGATTAACTCACCTACTGAATCACCGTCAAATAAATTGTTTTCCATACTTCCCCTCAATAAATGTCTTCCGGTATGTTTCCTTCTCCTGCAGCCATCTCCGCAAGGCTCCTTGTGTCCACAATCGAGTGCTTCTCAACCTTTACGTCGTGCTCCTCGCTGTCGGAGTATGAAAGGGCCTTGATGACCTCTTCCTGGCTGTAGCCGTCACGAATCATCTCGCGGCCCTTGTTGAAGAGCCTCCTTGCTCTCTCCACCCTCGGCTTGAGCCAGGGCGCACCCTGCCACGGGACTTCCATTCCGTTGACGTTTACGATTATTCTCTGGCATCCGTCAAACACCGCGTCCCAGCTTATGCCGTGCTGGATGTCCAGGTGTATCTGGTGGAGAGCCCTGTACAGGTTCCATGACTGGTTTACGAGCCATTCAAATCCCCTTCCTTCACCCCTTGATACTATGTGGCACACGTCGCCTCCTAATGCCCCTGTGCACATGCAGAACCTGTTCTTTTCCGCCCACTCCTCAAGTGAGAGCGGTGTCCCGTCTTCATGGTAATCGGAGGGGTCTTTGTACAGTGAGTTTTTCTCTCCCTGAAGCCACGTGAATATGTCGCTCACTGAGCCTCCGACCGCTTCGGGTATGTTGTTGGATTCCATTATGAGTGTGCACATCTTGGAGATGATTTCGATTCCTTCTTCCTTTGTTACCTCACTCCATCCCTTCGGTTTCATGTTTCCCTCGCGGGCTGTGTCAGGACGGACAGGGAAAAGCTCTGGCTTGAGAAGGTCTTCATACCACCATTCAAGCTGCTTGGAGGTCGGTGCGTAGCCTTCGTTGAAGGTCTGGTAATGGAGTGCAGCGAGGGCCCAGAAGGTTTTCGTCTGGTCATAGGTCTTGGGCTGTGCCCTGTTCATAACCCTGACGCGCACAATGCGCCCCTTCTTCTCGTCAACGAATCCGTTGAGGAGTGACCTGTCCGTACTTGTCCTTGGCATTAATATGAACTTTCCACCTTCAGTTGGCTGCACGAAGCAGCTTGCCTCTACGACTTCCATGCAATACTCCTCTTATGATTTGTAAGGGTCCTCATTGTCCAATGAAACAATCGTTATGTCACAATTTGCATTTTTCTTTTCATACACATTGGACACTGATATTCTTCTTACTATCTTCCAGTTGTCGTCAGGGATGACTCCCACATCTTTAAGCAGGTCAAGAATGGAAGAAAGCTGGTTGTCGCTGTCCCTTGCTATCAAGTCTCCGTGGGTAAACTTGACCGATATGGCACATGGCGTAGTCACAGGAAGTTTTCCCGCCTGGAGTTCCCACTGGACATTGACTACAATTTTTTCCGCGTCGTGCCACTGTACGAATCTCGGGTTCGGAAAACTTCTCCCCGACCTTGTGTTAATCCTGCTGTTCTTCTTAGGGGGGACTTCCCCTTCAAGATGAAATCCAAGCGTCATAAAATTCCTTTTCAACTCCATTAAGGGGGTTCCCGGACTTAGCACCGGGCAAAAGGGTCATGGGCTCTTTCTGCACTATGCGCCCCCTTCCGTTACGTCGGTGCGCCTGTTTGCCCACAGGTGGGATACAAAACATTAGACGCAACCAGATGGCAAATACTTGTTGCATCTTTTGAGCTGCCGCAGGAGTCGGACCTGCGGGCGTGTTAGAGGTGCTTAGACCACGCCGGATTCCCTCCGCAGCTAATGTAAGGGGAAGGTTTTTTGTTTAGCAGTACACCTACAAACCGCATCCAGTGAATCCCGCTGGTAGGTCCGGCATTTCAAGCCAACTACTGCCCATTCGGGCTTTCGCAGGCCAAGCCTGGAAACGGCTGATTATGGCCAGCCGTTCAGCCATTATTTCTCTGCTGCCCAACCATCGTATGTCATTTTTCTACCCCTGCTTTATCAAAGCATTCAAATAGCTTGGGGAATTGTTTTGCAATCCAATCCGTAAGCATCTCGTCTCTAGCCCATGAGCAACATTCTGTAAGTCCGCTTTCCTCAATGAAAGCATGTACAATTTCGTGTCTTATAACTTTTCTTCCGTAAGACGGTAAATCTTTTACACACGAAGCATCTTCTGTCGGCAGGAACAGAGTTTTGCATATATGAATTTCATGTACGGACGGGTCACAATATCCATCATTTCCTTCCATAGTTGGATTATCTTCTTTCGTGTCATAAACTATCTTGTAATCTGTTCCAAGAACGTTTACCTTGTCAGGCAATATGTGGTTGTTAATTTTCATTTTCTTCCTCCATAGTTTTTACGAAATTGGCAAATCTTGTATCAACTGGATTTCGTTTAGTCAGCAATGCATCATACGTTTGTTTAAGTTCCCTGTACTGCTTTTTCATCACCTGGCGGTAGGACGTCTTGTGTTGCAGTTCTTTCTTCAGGAACTTTATAACAGCCGCCTGCTCTTTTATTTCCTGACGGAGTTCATTGACCTTTGTAATGAAGTGTTGCTCGTCTTCTTTTCTTAAACCGCCGTTGTTCATACGTTCAATAAAGCCGTCTATTAAATATTCATCTATGATAGTCATCCTGTATCTCCTTGGGTATTTAATAAAACTCAACTGCATTTTTTCAGCGTAATGGAGAACTCCCCGGTTTGCTCGGAAGTCATGCTGGCAATCCTTACGCCGCAGACAAGCTTATCCTTGAAGTAGACTTCCCATTTTCCGTTTACCTGAATCGAACGGACCCCGTCCATCCATTCAGTAAACGGGATCTTGTTTTTCGCCCTGTATTCGTCACACTTCCTTTCGATGTAGGCATTTATTTTCTTTCCTATTTCGTCTGCCAGCAGCTTTTGTTTTTCCCAGTAAGCTTGAAGAGCGGTCAAGCCTCGGAAAGCCTGCTTCCATTGAGTCTCATTCTCCTTCCAGTCATCGGGAGTGGCCTTCTTGACGCCATGAAAATCAACATGAAAATCAAATGGCTCGCTCATTTTCCGTCTGCCTCAACCTTGAACTTTCCTGCACTGTCAAGGCTTATGTACTCTATCCCGTCAGTGTCCATCATCATATACATGAACGGATGTGCCTTTATATGCGCAACCTTTTTGTTTATATCCGCAGCATCAAGCACAGTCAGATATTGTATGTTCTTTGACAGCTCCCTTACTGAGTTGATTTTTAGGAAAAGGGAAACAGATTGAAGTCCGAAAAATAGCACGAAACAAATGCCATACCCAAAAAGATATGGCCCCATATCGTTATTCTTACGCAAAAGGATTATTCCCAGCAAGGTTACGACCCCTGATATAACAAGCATTGGTATCATGTAGACCTCCCTTAGTATAGCTTGGCGCGTTTTTTCAGCCGCTCTTCGTACTCTTCTTTTGTTATTTCAACCATGTTTTCCTCTTCGGTGTCAGCGAAATACCTGCCTATATTGACCCGCTCCCCTTCCGGCGTAACGACATAATGGATAGCTCTTGTGTTGTAGTCTTCGTTGTCCCGCGGGAACCCTATTGCAGAAAAATCTTCCGTATAAAGCTTAAACCGTCCCGTCGGCGGATAATAAGGCATTGTTATGGGGAACATATCGTCAATGATGTAGCAGATGGAGCCAATATATCCGTGGCCGCTCGTGTCATAAGCTACAGCCCTTTCAACGTCGTGGTATTTAACCGTGCCGTCCTTGTAGACCTTTTTGAACAAACTGGATATTCTACTGCACTGGTATTCAGTAAAATCTTCCTTGGAGTTAATCTCATTCCATGTGTCTTCCGTGTCCTCAATCGGGGTGAGCGGCTGTCCGTTCATAAGGCGGATAAGTATACCCCTTGTTATTGCAAAGGAATTGTTGCTGTGCCCGTCCTCGCACAAAGACTTGTATGCCTTCAGTGCTGACTGGTAGCATCCGCATCCGTAATCAAAGTCTGTCCCGTTCCAGTCAGGGTTTTCCTTCTTGCAGGCAATCCTGACTTCATTCTCTGCCCATCCACTCATGCTCATGTTAAATTCTCCTCAATCAGTTCTTTTAGCTCGTCCAACTTGTCAGCATTGCACAGCCTTATTATCTCCAGTTTCAGTTCGTCCGTATATTTAATGGACTTAAACTTCAGCACTAAGTTCCTGCACTTGTCCTTGAAGTGCCACTGTGTCATCCAGTTGTCATACCAATACTTGCGCCCTTTCCCGTGATGGTGCCGCCAATGGTGGAGATGGCACTGTGCATAAGCATTGGGCGGGTAAAATCTCAGCGCAGGGCTTTCGCTCACGCCGTAGAAGTGGGAGCACTCAAGTTGTCCGCAGCACGGGTCGAAGTCGTCTATCATGCACTTCTTGTCCCTCCGCTTTATTGCGGCATTGAACGCTTCCTGGACTTTATCCAGGCTGATTTTATGCTTCCTCATACATCATCTTAATCTTCAGTGCCGTGGCAATCTCGTGCTCAAGCTTCGCACCCTTTGATTTCTCCCAGCCCTTCAGCATGTATATCCCGTCACAACTCAAGAGGAGTTCTATGTCTCCCCTCATGTAGTTTTCCCATTTAGGAGTCTTTCCTTCTTCCTTATATTTTTCTTCAAGGTATTTCCCGAAATCAACAGGATTGATTGTTCCATGCCCCAGCCCGGCAAGGTGCTCTTCCGCCTTTGCAAAACGGGCTTCATAGTCCTTAGCCATTGTTATCGGGCCGCTTATGTATACTTTCACCTGAACCTCTAAAAAAAAGTCCTGTCACCTGCATGTACCCGTTTCCGGGCCGCGTACACACACAGGCAAAAGGACTAAGGAAATCAAATCACAACAGGAATGAACCTGAAAAGATTTGTGTAAGCACGCGAATTGCATAAATCTTCTCTATGACTTTTTGAAGTACCCCCAGCTGAAGCAGGGGGATTCTGAGAGTTCTCACGAAACTTCTCTTTCTGTTTCAACGGACGCTCCAGACTCAGCCAAAACCTGTTTGACCAGTCCTTCAACGCCCTCCGCAGACCTAAATTCCTCAGCTTCCCTGAGTATTTTTATTGCATTAGGCGATTCATCCCCTACCTAAAGGAAGGGGTTTTCTCGCCCAACTATTTATAATATACGCACGTGCTTTAATTGTCAATACTGAAACAGAACATCTGCGCCATTTCAGCAATTTTTTTATCCGAAGTTCAGGGCCAGCTGCATTTCGGAGCACGGCTTGAGCCTTGAGAGCCTGAGCTTCGTCATGTTCTCCTTGTGGGAAACCCACTCAAGGTTTGATATGGAATTGTTCTTCGTGTTGCCGTCTATGTGGTTCACCTCAAGGTTCCTAACGCTCATATCCGGGCCTGTCTTGAAGTTCAGTGCAACGAGCCTGTGGACTTTGATGGCCACCCTTACCCCTTCCGTGTCGTACATTTTGAAGCGGAGGTAGCCGAGCCCCCGGTTGTCGGAGTAGTACGGCATGGACTTTCGGTCGGAAACGCGGCGGACGTTCCCCCATGATGAGACTTCCCATTCCCCTGAGAAGCTGTGGCCCTGGTATTCCGTGATTCTCTTCCAAAGTTCCTGTGACATGCCGCTATCCCTCCGTTTATTTTATGTGTTCCTTTTCCCATTCTGACAGGGTGAGGCAGGAGCCGTCGGGCTTCATAATGGGTGTCAATCCCATCACACTCTCGTGATATATGTAATACAGAACGTCTGTCTTTTCATCCCAACATATTGTTTCGTAACCGTTGTAACAGAGTTTCTTCATGTTGCAGAAGTCGGCTACTTGGTATTCTATGTTCCCTCCTTTCCTGCTGGTTACGACATAAGGTTCTTTGTTACAGGCCGCAAGCATGAGCCCCACGGCAAGGCACAGTACAAAACGCTTCATGTTATTCCTCCTCGATTTCCGGTGGTTCTATTTCTTTCCAAGCGTAAATATCACTATCTTTATACAGGACTCCATGCAGATTATGTATATACCAAAAATAAGAATTTTCTCTTTTTGAATGCCTATTTCCAGTCCATATCTGCATATCATCCCTACATACGAGAACGGTTTCTCCGTCTTTTGGCAAATCTCCGTTCTTTGCAAAATGCCATTTATAATCCTTCGCATTGGCTTCTCCAATCTTCATGCCTAATGATAAAGCTTCTAAAAACGCTTTTTGGATTAAGTCCATGTGGAAATTGATAATATTTTCAGTATTCACAATTTTTTTCATAGATTCATTCATTGCGTTACGAATTTCTTCTGCTGTCATTATTATTCCTCCCTGATGTAAGCCCATCTTTTAACTTTGTCCATGTTGCAATAATAATCATCGCAATCCTCGTCATTCCAACACTTATACGTTACGTTCCAGTAGCGAACCCCATAGTCGTTGTACTTGAATTGTACTAAACATGGTATTTGAGGAAAGTCTTCTTCTGCATACTTTCCCGAAGGGACTGGTTCTTCTTCCGGCGTATGCCATTTGTTGTTTTCTGCATTGTCTATGGCCTGTTCTATGCACAGGGCTATATCAAATGGGGTGGCATCTTTGTGTCCATGTGCCGCATAATCTTTAATAGCTTTCAGTAGCTTTTCATCTTTATCTTCGTTTAGTTTCTCCCATGCAGCTTTTGCGTCTTCCCGGTATAATTCAATTTTATCTCCCGAAGTAAGCTTCAAGGTCAGGTGTTGCAAGACCTCACCATACCCGTTGGGATATTCTGAATCAAACCCGGCACTTGCTATTTCTGCTTTGTTGATAACCAAGTCGGTATATCTCCGTGAATCCAAATAGAGGTAAGCACTTGTTATTTCGTGCTTACGGATTTTTATAAAGTCATTCATTTTTCTATCTCCTTCAATTTCCAGTCATCACATTTTCTCCAACAATTCTTTGGCTCATTTAACTTGTCGCACCAATAAGGGAGGTACTTCATATTATAGTATTTACATGTAGTACAACATTTCATTTTCTGCATCTGCAATTCAAGTTCTGCTTCTCGTTGTAAGAGAATCATAGACTGATTAGCCAGATTCTCATTGTCTTTTTTGAGTTCATCAATCAGCGTTACTAGGGAAACAGTGCTATTATGGAAGGCATCTTTAGCGGCGATATACTCCCATCTGCCGAGACTGTGTTTTGTACGGTAATTGTTACACCATTTTTCAAAGGCTTTTTGTTCAAGCAATTCCATTATTTGCTCCCCTCAAAAGATTCTATCAGCTTGTTTGTGTACCATGATGCTTTTTTCAGCTCCTGCACCGCCTCATCCTTCTTTCCGCATCTGCAAAGGTATTTGAGGGCGTTCCCCCTAAGGAATCCGCGATACTCCTCTTCCGACATCCAAGCCTTGAGAACCTTAATGCACTCGTAGGGGCTGTCTCCGTTGTAGTGCTGTGGGTGGTTTACCATTTCTTTTTTCATTTCCCTTCTCCTTCAATCTCATAGAAAGTGTTGTACCATTCTTCCTTCACGAACTCATTGTAAGCAATGTACCGGGAACGGATGTCCGTGAACATAAATTCTTTCTTTGCAACCCATTTCAGAAACTTTTCAAAATAACCGCACGGCTTGAACTCTGGACACCCGAAGCGGTAAATGCAGTTCGGTACAAGTACGTCAGCTATCTCCGGGCATGTCTTTCCAAGTTCCCTCTTGAAGTCTTCCGCAAGTTCCCTTGCTTCCTTTGTTGCGCAATGGCAGAGCCTTTTTCTCCAAGCGTCAATAAGGTTCTGGGCATTTGCATACCCATCAAAGTTGACAGGACTATCTTGTCTTGCTTCGTTCCTGTCGTAATTACTCTGTCTGTCGTTACGCTGACTGGTAATGAATTTTTCAAACTTATGTCTTGACCATTCAGTTGAAACCCAATACTTAATTCCCTTCCAAGACCAGTCAACCTCAAGAAGCCTTATCGGTGAGTGTTCGGAGATAAGAAGCTTCTTCTTAAAATTTTCATCAGGCTTCTTGTCTGTAAACTCTTTGTTTACTGTAGTGCGGCAGTGGTTCTTCACCCTTGTCCAGTCATTTATGATTTTGTTTATTATTGTCTTCACTTTTACCCTTCCTTTCAATCTTAATCTTTCCGCATACGTAGCACGTACCGCTGTCCTGCCATACGTACACAACCAAACCGCACTTGGGACACCTTGTATATCCCGTCATTGAACTTGCCATCTCAATCCTCCTCTGCTTCGTCAATGAACCACCCTTCAAAACTTGTTCCGTTCTGCAGCATTTCGTGGCATTGCCGTATCGTAATGCTAACGCCGAATTTTCTTTTTAGCTCGCGCCGGAACATCCAGATGCTGCTGTACCTGTAAACCATCCCGTTCTTAACTCCGTTGTTGAAAGCCACTACAGGGCCGGGTGAATTGTGCTTGAGGTGGCGTTCCTTCTGGACCATCACAATGTCCGCCATACTGTAGTAAGCCTTGCGGTTCTTTGTCGAAGCGGTCGTATACAGGCAGCTTTCATATCCGTACTTACGCATCGTTCCGCAGACGTTCTTCTTGTCAATCTTCAGAATCCTTGCGGTGTCTTCTACACTGACCATTCCGGCAGGAGGCTCTCCATAGATGACCTTTTCCTTGTATACGCTCATTTGCCTTCCTCTCTTTTCGGGAATATTTCCTCAAAATCCTTCTTCCTGCACCAGTGCGTAGCGTTCCACATAAGCGCAGTTGCATACGACCAGGCCTTCTTCTTCTTGTCGAACTTAGCCCTTGTTATGTCCTTCCCATTGGTAAGGTAAACTTCCTCCTCAAGCTTTTCCGGGAACTTGTCAAAGGGCTGCCACTTGTCAAAGCTCATCATCTTCCTCCTGAAGTCCACAAATCTGCCTTACGCGCTCCCTTGTTAGTCCGAAGACAGTCCCTATCGCAGCGCAGGTATATTTTTGGTGCAGGAACTGGATCATCTCGTTCCTGTCCACTTTTGTTGTGTCCGGGCGGCCCCTTTTTCTTTTTATGTATGGAAGCTTGTACCTTGTAAGAAATGCTGAGCAGTTGCGTTCTGTAGCGTTGAAGTGCTCTGCAATTTCAATCGTGGTGTGATTGACTGCGTACTCGGCAATCTCCTCAAAGGAATACTTCTTGAAAAATCTTTTAGTGTTGGGAATCCCGTACCTTCTGTAAAAGTTTGAGGCTCCACTTCCTTTTATATTGAAACGCCTGCAAAACTCTGCCTGTGTATGAGTGCGGGCAAATTCCATCCTTTCAGGCAACTCATGCTTCTTCATTCTTTCTTTCATCCTTCGCCTTTTTGTTTTTCTGTTCAAATTTCTCAACCTGTTCCAAGAACTCATCCACGGCAAGGTATATGTCCCCGCAGATTTGCCTTATCCTTTCAACCGAAAGTTCATTTGACGCAAGAGAACACAATGAGGCTACATGTCCTAATATCTTCCTTGCATTCGTTTTTCCCAGCTTGTAATACTGGAGTGGAGTAAGGTTCATTGCAACGCCTCCTGCTTTTTTTGATTTTCCCTTTTCTTCTTGTAATGCTTTCTGCACGCTTCTGAATTAAGGCTTGGCATCTGTCCGCTTATGACCTTCCACAAATCAACGGAACTTTTGCCACCCCTGCCTTTTGTTTTGTGCAACATGGAATAAGCCCTGTCAAACTCTTCGTAAGTCCTCGCACATATAACGGCTAAAAGTATTATCCAGTTTTCTGGCATGACATACCTCTACAAAGTGATGCAGTTCCTCCCCTAGACCTGTCCAACGGAAGGAAAGGGGAGCCGCCCTGCATCATGGCGGTTTTGGGTACTGTCAGCGGGTGGGAGGGGAATATGCTGACAGTTTGGAGCATACGGGAATCGAACCCGTTGTAGCTACGTAACCTGCCCATGCCTATGTAGCTAAAGCATTGCAGGATGCTCCAGAAATGAGTAAGCACAGGTTCTGTCTTACTCTGGGAGATTATACTCCTTTTAACTCCGCCAATCTCCGAAGGCAACCTTAAATCGCTTAAAGGTTGGGCTTGTACAAGGCTCCACTTGGCGTTATTCGGCACATGCCAATTAACCACACTCTCTATAGCATGGACGCTGAAACTGCAAACAGCGTACAAGTTTAGCAACCATTATCCCGGTTAGAACTTGTAAAATTGGGATGGGAAGCAAGGGGAGTCAAATCCCTCCAGGGATG